TGAAAAACTTATGCGCTCAATCGAATCATTTCCTGAGATGATGAAATTGCGCCCAATAGTTTACGATCCCGAGACCATGTATGTTTTAGGCGGGAATCAGCGGCTCGCAGCCATTAGAAAGCTCGGCATGAAAGACATCCCGGATGAGTGGGCGATCGCCGCCACTGATCTCACGCCAGAACAGCAAAAGGAATTTGTTCTGCGGGATAATGTGCAGCTCGGCGATTGGGACTTTGAGGTGCTGTCTGCTGAGTTTGGCGAATTTGATCTTGAAGAGATGGGCATGGATATGCCAGATATAAACGTAACGCCACCAGACGCCACAGAAGACGACTTTGATGAGCCAGATATACAGACAGTCCAGACAGACATTAAGCGTGGCGACATTATCGAAATAGGACGCCACAGGCTTATGTGCGGAGATAGCACCAGCGAAAGCGATGTTAATGCTCTGTTGGTGGGAAATAAGCCGCAACTAATGGTAACCGATCCTCCATATGGCGTTGAGTATAATGCAGAATGGCGAAATAAAGCAAAAAGAGCAGACGGGACTGTTATCGGAGCATCAGCACTTGGCAAGGTTACGAATGACAATATAGCCGATTGGACAGAGGCGTGGAAGTTATCGCCAGCAGACGTTTGCTATGTTTATCACGCTGACGCTGGCATAAAAAGCGTAATTGTTTACAACTCTCTTGTGTCTGCTGGATACGAGCCAATAAATCTTATTGTTTGGAATAAATCATCAATTTGCATAGGGCGGGGAGACTATCACCACAAGCATGAGCCAATATGGTATATGCACAAAAAAGGGAAAAAACACTTATGGGCAGGCAGCAGAAAGGAGTCAACCGTTTGGGACATAAACAAACCAAGCAGGACAGAAACAATACACTCCACGCAGAAGCCAATAGAGTGCATGGCTAAGCCAATAAAAAACCACACAGCTAAAGAAATATACGATCCGTTTCTCGGCTCTGGCACCACAATGGTAGCGTGTCACCAGCTTGACCGCACATGCTACGGCATGGAAATATCAGAGCAGTATTGCCAAGTGATAGTTGACAGGATGCGCAAGCTGGACAGCAGCATAGAAATAAAGATCAATGGCGAGATATATGTGTGACGAGATAATATCCGCAATGATAGATATAGATTTCCCCTCCGAAAGCCGGCGGGGAAAACACGCCATAGTGTGTAAACGCAATGCAAAGAGCGAACGTGATGCCTTCCTGCTGCTCTACCAGTGGGAAGGCGATTTTAGCGAGGCAGAGAATGGCAGTGAAAGCTAAAAAACCCGTAGGCAGACCGCGCATTGAGCTTGATCCAAAGCAAGCTAAAATATTTGGCTATTTCCGCGCTACATACGACACAATGGCTGAGCAGATCGGCTGTCACGTAGATACAATCCGAGCTGCCATGCAAGACGAAAATTCTGAATTTTCCAAGGAGTATAAAAAAGGATTTTCTGGAATGAAGATGAAATTATCCGAAGCGCAGGTAAAAACAGCGATTGAGGAACATAATCCTACACTTTTAGTATGGCTTGGCAAGCAGTATCTTGGGCAGAAAGATGTTCCGGATGCGCCGCAAGACCACAACAAACCAGAAATATGCATGCGCCCAGCGCGGCTGGCGGAATCCGATGAAGATTAACTTTTGTGAAGATCATTATTTGCCGCATCAATGGCAATTTCTTAATGATTGGAGCAGAACGCTTGGTCTAATCGGTGGGCTCGGATCTGGCAAAACTGCAGCGTTTCTTGCTAAGACATTCATCTGCCACATCAGTCGACCAGGGGCAACCGGAAGGAGCAATGTCGGCGTCGGCTATCCATCTTATGGCGATGCGAAGGAATTGTTCTTCTACCCGTATTGCGATATGTTGGATATGGCGGGCATCAAATATGTAGAAAACAAATCAGAGCTTACAATCAAAACCGAACAGGGTCAAGTCAAGATAGTGTCTGCATTTCATCCTGAGCGGATTAAGGGCTTTTCATTCACCGATTTCGGCTTTGATGAAATTGATACGCTTGATTTGGCGAAAGGTAAGATCGCTATCCGCCGGGCAAGAGAACGCTTGCGTGGACGCAGAGACGCTCAATTGTTTTTGGTTTCGTCACCGGAAGGCTTTTCAACCTGTTACGATGTGCTGAAGAAGAATCCGAATCCGGGTACATCCGTCATCCATGCCGATACGCGATCGAACATATATCTACCCGCCGAATACATTAATGATCTGCTGTCTACCTATGATGAGCAGATGGCGATGGCCTATATTAGAGGTCAATTTGTTAACCTGAACAATATGTCAGCACATTACGCGTTCAAGCGCGCTATTCATGTTCATGCTGTGCCGAAGCCAGATCTTGGTGACGTGATCCTTGTGGGCATCGATTTCAATGTCAACCCAATGACGGCTGCTTTGTGCTATACCCGCGAAATTGACGGGCGCACACATTATTTTTTCTTTGCCGAATACTATCTTTTGAACGCCAACACATATCTGTTGTCAGACTTGTTGGCAGAAGACTATCCGAATCGCGTATTGCGCTGCTATCCTGATCCGACTGGAATTGCGCGCAAGACATCATCTGACGCAAGCGATATTGAAATACTGAAGCGCAAGGGCTTTGATGTCCGGTATCGGCACGGCATAACGCAACGCAGATCGCTCAATATCGCCAATGGCGCATTTGCGCATAATGCTATCCATATCGATCCAAGTTGTGAAAATTTGATTAACGATCTTGAGCAGGTGGTCACCGATGCGGCTGGCGCTATCATAAAACCAAACGGCACGATGCTGACACATATTTCTGACGCAATGCGCAATATAATTGTTGTTGACGCATTAGTGAAACAAGAACAAGCACCCTGGGATGTAGCATGAACTTAGATTTAATACGCAGAGCAAAAGTGAATAGCATAATGCAGGACGATTTACAGCGGCGCTCAATTACACGCATGGCGATCGACTTCTACAACTATAACCAAGAATCGTATACTTTGGCGAAAATTAAAAGCCGATACCCGGACACATATACCGATCTGCAACACTATATTGTGGCGACAGATTTGTCCCGCGCGCTAACCCGCCAGCTTGCCAAAATTTTCCAGCAAGACCCGTCTATTGTATTAGATGGAGCGTCAGATAATTTGGCTAAACATTTTACTGATTTGCTTGATGGCGTGAACTTATTCGGTTCTTTGCGCGTTATTGATCGATACGCAGAAACTTGCAATCAGATCGGCATTGCGCCAATTTTTAATCCGAGAACAGGCAAAATAAAGCTGGACTTCATTACGCCGGATCGCTGCATAGTTTGGCAAGATGATGTTGACCCTACCGAAGCTGTAGCTGTGGCTTACACAATCAGGAATAAATTTAATACTCCGATTGCAGAGCGCGCTGATGTGTATGCGCTCTGGACGGATAACGAATATCGCGTAGTGACTCTGAAAACGGATGGAACGATTGACGCAGACATTGAGCCGCCTCAGCCTAATCCATACGGTCGTATCCCAATTGCTTGGTTTCGCACCGATATGGCAATTGATTCGTTTTGGCTTGATCGTCAATTTCCGATGGTAGACGCCAATCTGCGCGCCAACATCCAACTGACCAATCTGGATGTTGCGCTGGACTATCAATCGTTCAGCACGATGTGGACGTCTGGCATGCCTGAAGGTGCGAAGCTTAACGTTGGCGTTCAGCGATACATCAACATTCCTCGCGATCCTGTAACCGGCAATGTGAGCGGCTCTATTGGCTACGCTACGCCATCACCACAGCTTCAGACCGTCTGGGATATCGTTAACGACAATATAGCGCTTGCGGCGTCTCTTATGGGCATTAGCGCGGAAGCAATCAAGCAAGGAAGCTCATTCAGCTCCGGATATCAATTGCGCCTATCAAAATCCGATGTGATATCGTATAACGTGGAAAAGCGACCTATCTATCGAGAGCCATTGCGCGATCTCGTGCAGCTCATCATGGATTGCAAGCGGCTTAATAGCAATATAAACATGCCGGAAGCTGCCGACATAAAGATTGACTTTGCCGACATCGCGATTGAACAAAATCCGTTAGAAGAAGAGCAGGTTCGCTCGCTGAAGATTTCCAATGGCACAATGAGCCGCGTAGACGCCATCATGCTGGACAACCAAGACTTGAGCCGTGAAGATGCGGAAAAGGAAATTGAGCGCATTGACGCAGACAACAATCGCTTCCGCATTGGCGCGGCAAACATTGATCAGGGCTTGTTTGATGAATAAAGCAGTTTCGACTAAAATTGATCAACAAACCGCGTGGTTTGAGCGCAACATGCAGAAGATTGCGAGACGATTGGATGAGCGCATTTCCTCATTAATCCGCGAGCTTGACTCCGGTAGCGGGCATCTGCTGAACACAGAAGAGAACATCCAGCTGTGGGCGCAAATCTATGGATCAATTTTAGAAGAACTTAGTGCAGCCGGATACACTGAACTTGTATCTCGGTTAAACGATAAAGAAAACGATTTACTGCGCACAATGAAAAAGTCAAGCGTTCCCGGAGCGGTTCCTTTGGCATTCACGCACACAAGCAAATCTGCGATAAGTGCATTCAATTCGCTATGGAATGCGCGGATTGGCAATCTCGGCAATGATGTGGCGCGCCAGATTCATGCCATTATTGGCGACAGTATTTTTGGCGGAACGAACATCAACGATCTCGTAAAATCGGTTAAAGCAATACTGGATAAGCAGTTTGTGCGCTATGCCACTACTTATGTGAACACGAGCCGCGCAAAGTTTATCCAAATGATGCAATACGAAGCAGCTCGAAATTATGATGGTGGACTGTTTTGGATATACGAGGGCCCGGAAGATGATGTTACGCGTCCGGTCTGTCGCGAAGGCACCGGTATGGATGTTAGTGCGATGTTTCCTAATGCGCCATATTTTACTGAAGAAGAGCGCATTGAATTTGAGTCATATAGCGCACCGGAGCGGACGTATAACTGCCGCCATACTTTTATGCAAATAACAAAAGAATACTATTACGATCACGTGAGGTGAATATGGCATATCGTAGAATTGATGACAATGATACCGTTGAAATCCGCAGAGCGCAAGGCGGAAACAAACCTGAAACGCGCACTGTTGCGGAATTAAACGAGTATTTCAGCAAAGAGGAAAACACCGAGATTGACACTTTGCAGGCTCAGGTTGGTGACTACGATCCCGACACCACCAGAAGCACCATAACCGGCGATCTTGAGCGATTGCAAGCCGATGTGCTTACTGCTGGTACCGGATTGCTGGACAGAACCGCTGCATTAGAGGCCATTGTGCAGACCGCTGCATCGGGAACGCCTGTTGCGCCTGTGGCGGCAACGGGAACGGCATTTGAGACCAACACGCTAACTTATACCGCCAAAACAAAGGGAGCGGCTGGCAATAGCATCGTAGTGAAGTTGATTGACCCAGAAAAAGACGCGGAAGCTGAAGTTGTATCAGTATCCGGCAGCACAATCAATGTAACGCTTGCGTCTGCAGATGGCGCAATCACAAGCGATCTTGATGCGGTCAAGGCAGCGATTGAAGGCAACACTGCGGCAAAGGCACTCATTACTGTAGCCGTTGGAGGCACGGGCTCAACGCTCGTATCCGCAGACGAGACCAAGCTTGAGGGCGGAATTGACGGGACGGTGGGCAAGGCAGGCGAACTCAGATATAACGACACCACTCTATTTGTATCGGTTGGCGCAAGCACTACTGCTGTATCAAATTGGAAATCAATAACACTTAACAACTAATGAGGATAACATGGCACTAAAAGAAATCTTGGATAAGATTACGAACTCACTTCCTGCTGATGCGGGAAACGACATTCTTTCTCTGCTGGCAGATGCCAAGCGAGAGGCGAACACCGTGCTTGCAGATCTATCTGCGGCAAACAACGAATCAAAGGAACGCAGATTGAAGCTTGCCGAGATGTCAAGTCAGATTGATGCGCTTAACGCTAAACTGGCGGATGCCACGAAAGCGGATCCAGAACTTGATTCGATTAAAGAGAAGGCTGCCAAATATGACGAGCTTTTGCAAAGCAAGCAAACAGAAACACTGAACCTATGGAAAGCCAAACATGAAGAATTGCAAAAGATTTTGTCAAGTGATACGGATAAGCGCAAAGACAAGATTGCCGCGCTGATGCCTGACTTCTCAATCCCGGCAGAAGGCGAAGAGCTTGATGCCGACACAGCCGCACAAAACCTGAAATTGTATTCTGTATTGGAAAAAGCGGGAGCATTTGCCGATCCTGCTGATACCAAAACGGATTTCCAGCGAAAGAGCAATCCGGGTGGCGGCGAAACCAAAGAACCATACACCTTCGGCAAAGCATTACAAAAAAAAACATGAGGTAAAACATGAATATCAGAGATTTTCTTATCTCGCTACAAAGCGAACAAGCGCCCATCGTAACCGACTTGGTTAAAAGCTTGGGTATTTTAGAAACGGCACAATTCGGATTCAGCAGTGATTATCTGCGCCATGAGTTTGAAGTTCAGACAGATGATGGCGATGCCGCCGTACGCGCAATCAATGGATCAATCGTAGCCACAATGTCAAATAGTATCCTTGGCAGCATTCAGCTCCCGTCCATCGAGCGTCTTATTGAAATCGACAAATTACTTGGTAGGAAGTACGGCGGCATTCAGGGATTTTTGGACGACAAGAATCGCACAACCGCTTACATGCGCTCAATCCTACAGCTACTTGCTAAGGCTATGATTTACGGTGACAATCCTACTTTTGGCGAGCCCGGCGCGTTCAAGGGATTGCATCAGATCGCCAAGGCTAACGGCAATGTAGTTGCACAGCTTTCCGGCGCTTCCGGAAGCAGAACATCAATCTTTGCTGTGCATTGGAATGAAGGCGAAACTCAGATTGTGATGCCAAAAGAGGCTAATGGCGACATCGTGCAAATCGAATTGGTCGGCGGAGGTACATTGCAAGCTCCTACCGCAGACACTACCACAAATTCCAGAAAGCCTAACTATGGCGCAAACTTCTGGACTAATGCTGCTCTGTGCGCTCCATCGAAGGCGTCCGTTGCCGCAATCACCCAAATCGATAGCACTCACAAACCCACTGCTGGACAGATTGACCTGCTGATTGACGCGGTGAAAGGTCTTGCTGATGGTAAAACGTTCCTGTATATGAATCGCGAAGGGCGCAGATACATAAAAGAGCTTAAAAACACCAAGCTAAGCATGGCTCCCGGCGATACTGGCTACAACACCGTAGTATCCGATTGGGATGGCATCCCGGTCGTCCTGGAAGAATCAATTCTCAGCACAGAAACCACTGCGCTGGACTAAAAAAGAGGTAAATAATGGCTTATAAAAATCGTTCCTATGTCGTGGATCAAAACTTGATCCTCAGTTCCGCACAGGCTTTGCCGAATAACAAAAGCGCCCATTCCACCAATGTCGTTGACTATGGCGGAAACTCTGGTGGTCTTGCTAAAATCGTGGTAAAGGCAAATACCAATATTGCTATTGCTAATGGGAAAGCGCTTACCATTACCGCAAGCTATGGCTCCACCAGCACACCTACTGACACGCTGGACAAGGTGCTCTTTACCAAAACAGCTGCGGCAGCTGGCTTTTCTTATGCTGCTGGAGACACCATTGTAGAAGAGATCATCCCGGATTCGCTCCCGGATAACTATCGTTTCCTTAAACTAACCTATACCACCACAGCCGATGAGTCGTCTGAGAAAGTAGACGCTTATGTGGTGATGACCTAACACTCCCTCCTAAGCGGGGCGGTTTCCTCCTTGCCGCCCCGCACTTTTAAGGATGTATAATGAAAACACTTGCAACGCTTGACACGATCTCACGCTGGGAAAAAGAGATTAATAACCTTGCCGGATATACAGAATCATGGGGCTTGATTTCTGTTTCTGATGAATCACCGGCTACGATTTCGGTTTCTGATAATGTTGCTAAAGGGATATTTGCTCTTGCCACGGGCGGTTTTTCTTCCGTTG